CAGGAGGTGCTGGTGGAGCAGGTGGAGGTGGAGGCTCTGCTCCTGGTACTGCAAATACTGGAGGCGGCGGTGGTGGTGATAATGCTAACGGCGGTTCAGGTGTAGTAATGATAAGGTATAAATTTCAGTAGGTAAAAATTATGAGTGAAATAAAAGTAAATAAAATTAGTCCAAGATCAGGAACAGCATTCACATTAGGAGATAGTGGTGATACATTCACATTACCTTCTGGTGGTACAATTGCAATTGCTGCAGGTGCAACAATTAATAACCAAGGTACAGCAGTAAACTTTGGTGCAACAGGTTCAGCGTCTTGGGTAACAACAGTTAAAACAGGAGACTTTACAGCAGTCGCTGGAGAAGGATATTTTGTAAATACAACAAGTGGAGAAATTACAGTTACACTTCCTGCATCACCTAGTGCTGGAGCAGTTGTAGCAGTAAAAGATTATGCAAATACTTTTGATACAAATAAATGCACATTAGCAAGAAATGGTTCTAATATTGGTGGACAAGCTTTAAATTCAACTTTAACCATAGAAGGTTTAGCGGTTACATTAGTTTATGTAGATGCAACAAAAGGATGGTTAGTAACAGATTCAGGTTTACAATCAGAAGCACCGGGACCACAATACTTTGCAGCTACAGGTGGAAACACTACAGCAACATCTCCTTGTGGTGATTTTAAAATTCATACATTTACAGGCCCTGGTACTTTTTGTGTATCTAGTGCAGGTAATGCTGCTGGTTCAAATACAGTAGAATATATAGTTTCAGCAGGTGGTGGAGGTGGTGGAACAGATAGAGGAGGTGGTGGAGGTGGAGGTGGATTTAGATTTGCATCACCAAGTTTATCACCAGCTACTTATCCAGGAAAACCTTTAGCAGCACCTGCGGGTTTAACAATGCCGGTTGCACCTTATCCTATTTCTGTAGGTGGTGGTGGAGCTGCAGGAGGACCTGTTGCTCGAGGAACTCCAGGAACTAATTCAATTTTATCAAATATAACATCCGCAGGTGGTGGTGGCGGTGGAGGTCCAGGACCTGCCCCTGGAGGTACTCCAGTAGGAATTGCAGGTGGTTCTGGTGGTGGAGGAAAATGTAATCCAAGTGGTTCACCAACTGCTGGAGGAGCAGGAAACACACCTCCAGTTAGTCCTCCTCAAGGAAATCCCGGTGGACCTAATTTAGGTGGTGAAGTTACAGCAGGTGGTGGTGGCGGTGCAATTGCTACTGGAACAATAGGAGGTCCTGGTTCTAGAGGTGATGGAGGTAATGGTGCAGGTGTACCAAATGCTTTTGGAACTTCTGGTCAAAACTGTGGTTCTTTTTACTATTTCTCTGGTGGCGGCGGAGGAGGTGGTGGAGATCAACTTATACCTTTAAGTCCAAACAGAGCTAACGGTGGTTTAGGTGGTGGAGGTTTAGGTGGAACAAGTAATAATAGTACAAATTTAAATGGAGCTGCTGGAACAACTAATACTGGTGGTGGTGGCGGTGGCGGAGGAAATAATAATTCTTCTGCTGCAGGTGGTTCTGGAATCGTTATTATTAGATACAAATTTCAGTAGTTGAATGATAATTAAAAATAAGATATAAGGAGAATAATTATGGCACATTTTGCAAAACTAGGATCAAACGGAAAAGTTATTCAAGTATTAACTTTGAATAATGGTGATATGTTAAACGCTGATGGCGTTGAAGATGAATCAGTAGGTCAACAATATTTAGAGACACATAATAATTGGCCTGCACAAATGTGGATTCAAACATCTTACAATACATCAGGTGGTCAACATAAAAATGGCGGAACACCTTTTAGAGGCAATTACGCAGGTATAGGTTATACTTGGGACGAAGATGATCAAATCTTCTGGCCTAAAAAACCTCACGCATCTTGGGTAAAACATAATGCATCAGCTTCTTGGAAATCACCAATCGGTGATGCTCCAGCATTAACAGCTGAACAGACTTCACAAAACGAAGCAGATACTCATAGATGGGGTTATGACTGGAATGAAGCTAATACAACTTGGGACTTGACAGACTCAAAAGCATAAATTAAAAATGGTGGTGGTATGCAGAAGAAAGTTTTAACAGAACAAGCTCTATATTTTGGTGATGTCGATATGCCTAAAGATTGGGATATTGACCGAGATAAATTATCAGGCGACATCCTACAATCAGTAATTCAAAACAAAGATTTTCCGTTCTCACGAACTTGGGATATGTTAAATACATATATGCGAGATCACGTTGGTCTTGAGTATGGTGTAAATTTAGTTAACAAAGAAACGTGGGGAAATATTTATAAACCCCAGGAAACAACAGTTCCTTTATTAAATATAGATCCAGTAGATTTACGTAACTCTCCAGACTTTACATTACTCTATGGTGTAAAAGTTAAAGATTGTAATGTTAGAATACATTATGAAGATAACAGACGTAAAGGTAGATCTTGGGATATACCACTTAAAAATAATATGTTTATTATGTTTCCATCAACTAATATGTATTACCTAACTAACAATCAAAAAGATTCATTAAACTTTGTCCAAACAATAACTTATGAATATATCTAATTTTATTGAAACATATAAAGTTCCTAAAAAACTATGTGATAGTTTAATAAATTATCATAAAAAAAATAAAGAACATAAAGTAATAGGAGAAATAGGTGATGGAATTAATAAAGAAGTAAAAGATTCAATGGATGTTTATTTTTATAATCAATCACAAAATAAAAATATTAAATTTTTTTTTAATACATTAACTAATTGTGTTCGTAAGTATTGTATTAAATATAATATAACAGAAAATATGAGAACTTATGTAGTAAACCACATCCAGTATTATAAACCGGGAGGAGGTTATCCTGTTTTACATTATGAAAGAAGTGTAATGAGTCCTAAAAGAATTATAGCATATATGCTATATTTAAATACAGTTACTAATAAAGGTGGTACAGAATTTCCTTTTCAAAATGTAACATTATCTGCTACTAAAGGTGATCTTGCTTTATGGCCAGCTGAATTTACACACCCACATAGAGGTGTAATATCTCCTACTCAAGAAAAATATATTGCTACAGGATGGTTTGAATTAATATGAATATATCTAATTACTACTGGCATTTTCCAGCAGCACTTACACCAAAATTTTGTGATGATGTAATAGCTTATGCAAATTCACAAGAAGAAGTAATGGCTAGAACTGGTGGCTATGGTGATAAAAAATTAGACAAAGACCAAGTTAAAAATATGCAAAGAAAAAGAAAATCAGATTTAGTATGGCTTAATGATACTTGGATATATAAAGAATTACATCCATACGTTCACAAAGCAAATAGACAAGCTGGTTGGAATTTTGAATGGGACAGATCAGAATCGTGTCAGTTTACAAAATATAAACACAACCAATATTATGACTGGCATTGTGATAGTTGGGACAAAGTTTATGATAGACCGGGTCCTGAAAATGGTAAGATTCGAAAACTATCTATGACTTGTCAATTAACAGATGGTTCAGAATATACAGGTGGTGAATTAGAATTTGATTTTAGAAACTACGATCCACATATGAGAGATGAAAGTCAACACTTAAGAAGAGCAAAAGAGATTTTACCTAAAGGATCTATTATTGTGTTTCCTTCTTTTGTATGGCACAGAGTTAAACCCGTAACCGCTGGCACAAGATATAGTCTTGTTGTTTGGCATTTAGGAAAACCATTTAAATAATATGTATATAAATAATTACTTTAACACAACAATTTGGTCTGAACAAAAACCAGAGTTTGTAAAATCTTTAACTAAAGCATCTAATAAATATATTAAAGCTGCTAGAAATTTTCCAGAAGCTAAAAAACATATCAAAGAATTTGGTGACTTTGGAAGATCATATCACTCAACACCACTTACAGCTGACAACGACTTTTTAGATTTTAGAAATTACATTGGTCAAAAGTCTTGGGAGTATTTAGATCATCAAGGTTTTGATATGCAACAATACACAACACTATTTAGTGAGATGTGGGTACAAGAGTTTGCTAAAAAAGGTGGTGGTCATCATTCAGCACACGTACATTGGAATCAACACGTATCTGGTTTTTACTTTTTAAAATGCAGTGATAAAACATCAATGCCAGTATTTCACGAACCAAAGACTGGTGCAAGATGTACAAAATTAAAAATGAAATCAGACTTAAAAGGTGTATGGGGAGGTCACGAACAATTTCATATGAAACCACAACCAGGAATGTTAATTATATTTCCAGGATATTTAGAACACGAGTTTAGTGTAGATTTTGGTATTGAGCCTTTTAGATTTATACATTGGAATATACAAGCGGTGCCAAAAGAAATGGCTAAAGATGTTTAATATATTTAAAAATTTTTTAGAACAAAAAACCTTACAGGATATTAAAAAAGAAATTAAACAAATGCATTGGTTTTATTCTGATTATACATCAGAAGAAACTGATAAATCTAATTTTTTATTTTATCATTTAATTTTTGAAAATAACAAAGTTTTAAGTGATAAATATTTTAATACAATACTAATGCCAGTTTTAGGAAAATTAAATTTTAAATATTTACACAGAGCAAAATTAAATTTATACACAAAACAAGATAAACAAATAAAAACAGAGTACCATACTGATTGTAATATAGAGCATACAGTTGCATTATTTTCATTAAATACAAATAATGGATATACAGAATTTGAAGATGGTAAAAAAATTAAATCAGAAGAAAATAATTTAGTAATTTTTCCTGGCCATTTAAAACATAGAAGTGTTAATCAAACAGATGAAAATGTTAAATTAAATCTTAATATAAATTTAAAAGATGTCATTTAAAAAAAATAAATACACAGTTATTAAACAAGCTATATCAAAAGACCTAGCAGCTTTTGTTGCAAACTATTTTTTAATGCAAAAGCAAGTTTATGATACTTGTAGGAACGCTAGATACATTTCACCTTTTGAAAATATTATAGGTCACTACGAAGGTAAAGATGAACAGATACCAGAAACCTATAGTCAATATTCTAATATAGCTATGGAAACTTTAATGTTAAAATGCCAACCAGAAATGGAAAAGGTAACAGGATTAAAATTATATCCAGCATATACTTATGCAAGAATTTATAAAAAAGGTGATGTTTTAAAAAGACACAAAGATAGATTTAGTTGTGAGATATCTACCACTATGAATCTTGGTGGTGATGATTGGCCAATATATCTTGAGCCATCTGGAGAGACTGGTAAAAAAGGTATAAAAGTAGATTTAAAACCAGGAGATATGTTAGTTTATTCTGGATGTGAATTAGAACATTGGCGAAATAAATTCAAAGGCAAGGAATGCGTACAAGTATTTCTTCATTATAACAACCGTAAAACTCCGGGCGCTAGAGATAATATGTTTGACAAACGTCCACATTTAGGTCTTCCTTCTTGGTTTAAACGATGATATAATCTTTAGATGGGGGCAGTACACCACCACATACCTACTGCCTCCTTTTAAGGATTATTTATGAGTTTAGGATTTGACGCAATATCAGCATTACCATTTGCTACATCGGGACCCGATTCAGATGTATCAGTAGTCGTAACAGGTAATAGTTTATCTATTACAATCGGTAGTGTAGGTATTATTGCTGATGCTGTTACAGAAAACTTAACTCCAAATGCATTAACATTAGGCACAGGTGCGCTAACTATTACTGCTGACGCTAACCATACGGTTACAGGAAATGCAGTATCTTTAGGTATAGGTGCATTTACAGTTAATATTGATACTAATGTAACGCCTTCTGGAAACACATTGACCTTGGCTACAGGAAATGTTACAATAA